AACGACCCTAGCCGATCACCGCACCCGGTGTGCCGCCCTGGTCGGTAATATGCGTGACCTAGTCAGTATTAAGGCCGCCTTTGTCTCGGGCGGGGACGCGACTTGCTACGACGTGGGCATCGTTTCCGAGGACGAGGGGATTGACGAACGCAGCTGGGCGACCTCTTTTGCCTTCTCGGTCATGACCTGTCTCGCCCCGTAAGGTTTCCACTAACTGCAAAAGTAACCATGTGCGCCGCTGTCTCGACCGGAACTTCCTGCAAGTTTGGCATTGAAGATACCTCCATTGGAGAACTTTTCGTGCAGTCCTATTCGGTCAACTCCACTTTTAACCTATCTGGCTTAGTGGCTGACGAGGCTGGCCTGACTGTAACGGCCCGCTATGACGACCGAAAGACCGAGCTGACCGTTGACGGCATCTGCATCACGACAGGTATGCCTGTCCTCGGAGCCATTCTTTCTTTTACGCTTAACGTCGATACCGCCTACCCAGCAGGGACTGCGGCTGAACAATTTGAAGGCAATATTACGGCTATTACCCAGAAGGGCACTAACAAGGATTTTACCTCTGTTTCAATTACGGCCGTTAGTTACGAAGGCGTTGACCCTTCTCCTTCTCCTCCTCCTTAATTGACCCAGCCCCAAGTAGGGGCACAGTCACGGCGTGGACCCTCGCTTCCTGAACGCCTACATCGACCCGGCTCCCTTTAAGTTGCTGGGCCGTTCGCTTTATCCGTGGTGCCTCAAGTACCGCGTGCGACTAATGGCGTTTAACTCCCCGCTGATCACGGGCGACCTCGGCATAACTCCCGCCGACCTTATCTTTGCCTGTAAGGTGTGCGCCGAGGAAAGGCTTGGGGAGGTCGGCCTAATCGACAAGGCCCGCATCTCGTACCTTAACAACCATCCCAAGAAGTTTGAGGCTCTGCTCAACGCCTTTGCCGGCTATATCCTTATCCACGACTGGCCGAAGTTCTGGGAGCAGGATAAGTCTAAGAGCGGTGAGACTACGGGAGTCCCTTGGCCTCTGGCTATCGTCGCCAACCTGATCGCGTCGGGCATCCCAGAGCAGCGGGCTTGGGAGATGCCGGAGTGTCAGGCCATCTGGCTTAACTCAGCACTAGCCATTCGCAAGGGAGCCGAGGTCAAGATTATGACCCCAGAGGAAGAGGCCTTTATGGAGGCCCATCGGGCTATGGCTGCTTCCACTTCGGCAAAGGAGAAGACCGACTAACATGGCCCAATCCCTAGAAGTAAACATCAAGACGACCTCGGACGTTCCCCAGGCTATGGACAAGGCCAAGGCCGCCACGACTGGCTTTGGCAAACAGGTTGAAGACATTGGCAAAAAGTTTGGCACATCCTTCAAGGACATCTTTCTGTCTTTCCTTGGGCCCATGGCTATCTTGTCAACCGTGCTGGCTTTGATTGGCAAGATGATTGCTGACAACCAGAAGAAGCGAGAAGACGCACATCAAGCAGCCATTAACGAAACTAACGAGTTGATGTCAGCCGAGGACAGATACTATGAAAAAAGGCGAGCCAACGAAAAGAAGTCTAAGGAAACAAAAGAAGAGGCTAAATTGACCCGCGAGGAAGTAACCAGCGACTTCTTACTTAAAGACCCAAGAGGTAAGAAATTAGTGCAGGACAAGATTGACGAGTATCCTGGAGAAAAGAATGCGTTTAACGATTTAATGGAACAGGAAAACAATAAATTAAAAAACGATATTACTCTAGGTTATTACCCAAACATGGTGCGTAGTGATTTGGCTAAGGATAAAAACACTCAAGAAATAGTGCAGGCCATGATTGCTAAAGACGCTGCTGAAGAGGCTAAGAAAAACCCTCCAGCCCCCACCGGCCCGACCTCATTTAAAACCCCCGAAGGCTTCGGCAACGTTGTCGGCGTCGGCGCTAACCCTGTCATCGAGGCTATGACCATGCAACTCGAAGAGTCCCGCAAGCAGACCGCACTCCTTGAAAACATTAGCCGCGGAAGCGGTGGCGGCGTCCCTGTAGACTTCACTAAATCCCCAATCCCATCCCGAGCCTCTATGCTCCAGGGCGGCAAATAATCTAAACCAATGGCTATCGTAATTGTCGGAAACGACCTTGTTAATCCCGTTCTCCAATCCGGCTGGACCGTCGTCGCTGACGGCTTCGGCCTTAACACTTCTGTCAGCGTCTACAAGGGCGACACGACTACAGAAATCGACACGTTCCTAGTCAAGGGGACCCCCCACCCAGACCCTGCTTATACCTACCTTAAACTCGACAAGTGGCGCATCAGCTGGGACTCACTAGACGTTTGCACGATCACGGTGGACTACGTCGGTATCGACCCGGGGTCTGGCGAAGGACCAGGAGCAACCTTTACTACGCCGAACATCTCTGGTGCTAACGGCCTGACCAGCGAGCCCCTTACCTCGCACCCTAACTTCTTTACAAATCCCGCAGCGGCTGGCTTTACGGGCACACTTGCAGGGCCAGGGCCTTACGCCCTCAGCCCGCTTGGTCCAATCGTTAACTCTAAGACCACGCCAACAAAACCACAGCAGTCCTATATCGGTGCTAACGGCGCTTGCTTTGAGTCTCAGAACGGCGGGCGTTTCATTGGCTTTGTTGACCCTGCAACTCCTAGCCTTTACGGTAAGACCAACTACCTTGCCACGACGACGACCTATTCTGGCGTTATGTATAGTTCAGTGATTGGTAACGTTCAGTCAATGCTGGCTCTTCTTAATTCAGCATCATCGACGGCAACGTGGGGCGTTTTCCCCCTGCTACCAGCGTGGGCTCCAACTGGAACTGTAGTTGGCGTAGGCCACGTCAACCTCCTGTCTCAAGTTAACGTTGAAGAGTTTGGCTCCCTCTACAAAATCAATTATGAAATTCGTTACTCAAAGACGGGATGGTCTGCCCGAGTCTATAGTAATATCGCTGTCGGCCCATGAGCATCCAACCAGGAGTAGGGTTTAACTTTAAGTCGTCTAACCACGGTATCACGTTAGACATAGACCCGGTGTGGTCGAACATGGTAAACACCCCGCCCGACAAAACCCCAGACGGGGACGGGGATGTTATCGTCGATACTAACAATAAGTTCCTGTTCTCAAAGATGCGGGTCATCTGTCGCACGGCTAATACAAGTGATGACCCAGTAAGTTCTTGCCTGCGCGAGTATAACCTAATCAATATGGCGGTCTATCCGACTGGCTCAAAGACGGCAGCAACCGAGCCTAATACAGACCTCATTGACGATGGGGCGACGTTCACTCTTGTCCCGCCAGTAGCCCCGGCCACGACCAAGCAGTATGTCTTTAGCGTCATCCTTAACCACTACAACATCGCAAGCGGTACGCTCTCGGCTGGCGTCCCTTACGCGGCCTTGATGGAAGTCGATGGGGATGCATACGTCAAAACAACCCCATTTGAGTTTGAGGCTGCGTGCGACTATCAGGAGTTCTTTCAAATCTCGCGGGTGTCCTTGTTAAGCATCCCGAGCAACAGCGACCCGACAGACCCAGACTTAAACACAGACTTTTGGGTAACGCACGCAGACACGATTGATACGGAGACCTTTACTCCGATGCCTTACAAGCTGAAGAACTACAACTGCCAGCGCCTAAGGATTGCGACTATTGCTTGGGACAGCATCAACATTAAGTGGGTAGTCACCCAGCACCTAGCCGGCCCGATTACAATCCCCTACAATATCTTTAACGGAGGGACGTACGAAATCAAAACCTCTGACACCGACCCAACTTGGTTCACTACCCCAAACAATGAAACCGAGCAACAAGACTGGGAAGGTGCCTATACAGGCTCGACCAAGTGGGATGGCACCGGCACAAACCCGACCCAGTCCATCTCGGTCTGACCCCCTTCCACTTCCCGCATCAATAAGACGCCATGACCTGCTCGACCTCAGTCACTTTTAAGCGCGGCACGACCTTCGCGGCGACCGTCACCTACACCCCCGAGGCGGGCGGTCCGGCTAACTTGCTAACGACCACGGTGACCTCATCGGTCATCGACTACTCTGGGGCGGTCTATCCCCTGACGATCACGATGGCGGGTAACGGCCTGTCCTTTGTGGCGGCCTACACCCCGACCGACGCTTGGACCCTAGGCGGGGCTCGCTGGGACATCCGCTTTGCTTACTCGACCACGGTCTTCTACTCGGAGACCATGCGCCTTAACATCATCGACCAAGTCACCGCCTAACCTATGTCCATTACCATCTCTTCCGAGGTTCTTGGGACGCTCTCGGTCACGGTGGCTGAGACGACTGGGGTGCTGTCGGTCTCTGTCCTAGCGACGGCTCCGGCTGTCCTGTCGATGGAACTGGGTACGCCCGGCCCTTCGCCGACGATCACGGTCGGGACGACGACGACCCTTGCTCCTGGTTCGCCGGCTACGGTGACGGACACGGGCACGGCTCTCGCGGCGTCCTTCGACTTCGGAATTCCCGCTGGCCAGACTGGGGCCACGGGGGCTACTGGGGCTACTGGGGCCACGGGGGCGGGCGTTGCAGCTGGCGGGACTACGGGGCAGGCACTAGTCAAGGTCAGCGGGACGAACTACGACACGACGTGGGTCACGCCTTTAACTTCGGTGGCCTTCTCGGACATTACGGGTGCGGTCTCTGGGAGCGTTAACCTACAGGCGGCGCTCGACCTCAAGGCCACGCTTGAGTCGCCGACCTTCACGACCCGCATCTATACGCCGGCAATCCGCAACATCCTTAACACGGACCTAGTGGTCGACGCTTACAACGACACGGGAGCGGGTACGCACTTCCTGCATAACTTCAACGCCAATGACGGCAGACTACTCCTGGCTACGAACGGCGGTGGCTTGACCTTCCCAGACGCAACGACCCAGACCACGGCTGGCATCCCAGACGCTCCTAGCAACGGTTCTCAGTACGCCCGCGAAGACGCTGCTTGGTCGGTCATCATCCCGGGCGACCGCTACCTGACGACCTCGACCACGAGCAACAGCGTAAACAACGGAAACAAGACCTTTACGATTGGCACGGGTCTCTCGTACACGCCGACCCAAAACCTTACCATCTCGTTTGACGCGTCGAACCATATGCACGGCGAGGTGCTGACGTACAACTCGGGCACGGGTGTGCTGACGGTGGACATTAACCACCACACGGGCTCAGGCACCTATACCTCTTGGGTCGTCAATGTAGGCGGCGTTACCCCTGCGACTTCGGTGGCTTGGGGCGACATCACCGGCACGCTATCCACGCAGACCGACCTCCAGACCGCGCTTGACCTCAAGGCACCGCTGGCCAGCCCTGCGCTGACTGGGAATGTCACAATCACGACTAACTCGGCATCGCCCGCCCTTATCATTGTCCAAGACGGCGCGGGAGATGTAGTTCAGTTTAAGGATGTATCCTCCGATACGACCTATTCGTTTATTAACGCATCGGGTAAGGTTAACACGATTGCGTCCACTACGGCTAATGCTGGTTTAAGCATTGCGCATGGCGTTGCCCCAACCTCTCCCGTAAACGGAGACATTTGGACAACTACTAATGGAGTGTTTATTCGGGTTAACAGTACAACCCAGCAAATGGCATCGTTGTCTTATGCCGCGCCATTAGCATCGCCTCTTTTTACTGGCGATCCTAGGGCACCGACCCCATCAACAGGAGACAGCGACACCTCGATTGCGACAACGGCCTTCGTCAAAAACCAGTTATACCTTACAGCCGCAGATGCGGTAACTACCTATTACCCGCTCTCCGGTAACCCTTCGGGCTTTCTTACTTCGGCACCTGTCACTTCGGTTGCGGGCTACACCGGGGCGGTGACGCTGGCAAATACCGACATCAGCGGGTTCGGAACTTTGTCAGTTGTTAACGACGCACCGATTGACGGCTCAACCTACGGACGCAATAACGGCGCGTGGGCTGTTGTCAGCGGTGGCGGTGGCCTTACCATTAGCACTCTCTCTAATGCGGCAACCTCAACGCTCGCCGCCGCCGTCCCGACTGCTGGGCAGGCTTTGACCTATGACGGCACCGACCTTATCTGGGCAACCGTTAGCGGGTCAGCCGCATGGGGTGCGATCACCGGGACGCTTTCGACTCAAACGGATTTGCAGGGCGAACTAGACCTCAAGGCAAACCTTGCGGCTCCGTCATTTACTGGTGGCATCACGGTGGACGCTACTGGAATTACCTTCAGCGACTCTACCGTCCAGACCACGGCGATTGCGACTGGCCCTGCTGGGGCTAACGGATTGAACGGGGCGATGAACTACTTGGACATCGTAACGATGACATCATCGGCAAACCCCGGCTATTACGAAAGCGGAGGTTCTTGGAGTATGTATTACGGCTTTATGAACACGAGCGCGGGCTGGTTTTACGGTAAACTAAACGCCTCTGGTGTAGATTTCAAATTATACATTAACGGAGTTTACGACAATACTGTAAACGCCGCATACAACTACTATTATTTAAGCGGCACCTTGGTTGGCGCTCCTGTTTCTGGCGATGTGGTTACGGTATTTATCTCTGACGGAACGGGTGAAGCAACCTTCCCAATTTTAACCTATACTTACTAATGAACACACCTCTGTCGAAGCGCTACGATAAGGACGGCTTTGCGGCCTTACTGTCCGAAGGAAACAAGAACGTCCCCGGCGTATTCCCCGTTAAGGCAGACCAAACCTACAACGCCACGGGGTTGACGGTGGTCTTTGCCGAAACTGAAGCCGCCCTATTAGCCCTCATCGCCGCCAAGGGTTATACCGTTGTTCCCCTTTCCTAATATGTCCTACGCTATCGTATTCATTACCGCACTCCTCATCGGCTTTACCGCTGGGTTGCTCGTATACCGCAAGCACCTTGAAAAACTCAAGGCCGCAGAAGGTAAGGGCAAGACCATCCTCGACGCGCTCAAGGGTAAGTAATCGTAAAACGGTCTAGACCAATTTACGATGCATCGCATTTTGGTCATCTCTCTTCTCCTGGCTGGATGTGCTACCACACCCGCCCCGACCCCCGACCCTGTCCCCGCTCAAGGGACGCTGGACGTCGTCGGCAAGAAGGAGGACAAGTTAGAGTCGCGGACTGCGGCAGCCGTCTCGGTCGCTAAGACCAACGCCGACCAACCCGCCATTGTCCGTGCCGAGTTAACGGTGGCAGAGGCCGGGCTCCCTAAGCCGTCCGCTGAAGACCTAGCCTACGCTCAGGCTCGTGCGCTGAAAGCAGACCCTAAGGCCTACGAGGCCAACGTCGCTAACGCCACCGCCGCCCGGGCGGACATCAACGCCATGTGGGCCAAGCTCGAAGCCGAGCAAAAGCAGAACGCCGAGGCCATGTCCAAGATGGTCGGCGAAATCGACACGTTGAAGAAACAGGTCGATGAGGCAAAGAAGGAAGGCCAGCGAAACCTCTACACCCTAGTCGCCGCGGGCATGATGGTCCTCGGTGGTCTCGCCGTGGCCTTCGGTCGCGTGATGATCGGGGCGGGCTTACTCCTCTCGGGCATCTGCATCGGCGCCGTCCCTTACCTCCTCGACTCCGCTTGGTTCCTGCCTTCGGTCGGTGGCCTGTTCCTGCTCGGCCTCATCGTCGGTGGCTGGCACATCTACCGCGGGCATCTAAACGACAAACACAATGACCCGCCGCAAAGCCCCTCAGCCTAAGGTCGTCTGGCGTCCGCTCGGCAAAGAGAAGGCATGGGGCATGGCTACAACCGACCCGGTCCACCCCTTAATCGAGATAGACCCCCGCCTGTCCCCTCGTCGTGAGATGGAAGTCCTCTGCCACGAGCAACTGCACATCTCCCTGCCCAATCTCTCCGAGGCTGAAATCGACCGCCTAGGCAAAGAGATGTCCCGCACCCTCTGGTCGCAGAACTACCGCCGCGTATTGATGGGCAAGCACAAGACACCCGTGAGGATTAGCAAATGACCGCCGAGACCTTTTGCACGACCGTCGTCCCGGGCATCGCTGGCGTGGCCTACCTATTTGCCGGCGTGGCTAACCTCTGCACAAAGAACTACCTGATGGCTGTCGTTTGGCTTTCCTACTCGGTCGCCAACATCTGCCTTATCCTCGTCACCCGCAAATGAGCCCGCCCCCACCCATCGATAACGAAGCGACTCAGTCCCTGGTCAAGGACGGGCTAGTGGCCTCCATCCTCGGTGGCCTTGCGATGACGGCCCGCTTGCTCCTCTCCACGGAACCCGTCTCACCGGGCTGGGTGTTGCGCCGTATCTCTGCCGCCGCGATCACCGCGGCCCTAGTCGGGTACGCTATCACGGACCATATCTCATCCCCTGGTCTACGCATGGGCGTCGTCGGTGCGGCTGGGTACGCTGCCCCCGAGGTCATGGATTACGTCCTCAAGTATCTTAAAGCCCGAGGTGACGCTGAGGTCGCTAAGGTAACGAAGAAACCGAATGACAAAAAGAAACCAGCCAAGCGGAGGAAGTGAGACGAACCTCCTTTGGGCGACGGTGGCCCTAGTCGTTTGCGCTGGGCTGGCTGCCGTCTCGGTGGCCTATATCTCGGACCTTATCCTCAGCTCGTTTGCCAACTCCAACACGATGGCCCTCCTGATCACGGACGCCGGCACGAAGAGCGACGACGCGGGGCTCGAGCGCCAACTGACCTCGGCGACGATGGGCCTGAAAGCCTGCCGCGACCTAGGTTGGGCTCTGGCGGTCGGGTGCCTAGGGGTGGGGGTAGCGGTCTTCCTACGCTTTCGACGGGCAAACGCCTCCTAGGGCAAGCCAGAGGGGTCTATGGGGGTAGCCTAGGGGCTGACTAGGACACCGACTTAGGGGCAGAATAGTGGGTTCATAAGACCTTTAGCAGATAGGGGTTGACCTTAAACCTAAAGCCCTCACAAAGGAGGAGTACCAAATATACATATGACCAACCAAGCCAACACCACCCCTGCCTCCTCCACCAACGAAACCCTGTTTGAGAACTTGCGCCTCGCGGCTCAGGCTCTTGCCGACCAGACGGGCTGGGAAGTCAAAGTCCTCAACAACGATGGCGTCCGCGTCTTTGAAACCGAATAACCCCCAACCACCTAACCCATGCGTCTCCTCCTCGCCCTCCTCGCTGGTCTAGCCCTCACGGGCTACATCCTTGCCCTCGCCGACGGCCCCAGCCTCGTCGACATCATTAACAAGTACTAATCTGCCAACCCACCAAGCCATGAAAAGCCAACTGCATAAAATTACCTGCCCTGATCGACTAGATGACCTTAAGACTATCATCGTTAATGAGCGCAAGAAGAACTTGACCCGGGCTTCCTACGAGCTGTACGGCATAACCTTTGTAAACAATCGTGCTGAAGCCGACCGCGTGGAATACGCTCCAACGTCCGCAGACTTCTCTCCTATGTCTACGAAGGCTCGTGTAGCCGGCTACCTTAAGGTCTACGATATGGTCGCCGAGTTCCGCGGGGCTTGGAAGTCCGACGATGAAGCCAAGGTCGTCGGCTACGATAATTACCCTGAAGCCTAATCCCATGCCCGACCCTCTCTCTATGTCCCAAGATATGCTGGCCTCCCCGGCTCATGTCATCCGCGGCCTCTCCTACCAAATCGCCTATGCCCGTGATCGCGTCCTCCAAGGCGACTGGACGGAGAAGTACGCCCGCCAGCGTATTGCCATGTGCGCTGCCGTAGCCGAAGAGAACCTCCGCGAGTCTCATAACTGCATGGCGGTCTCCATCTATGCCAACCTCACCACCGGGTGCCGTGCCCTGTTCACTTGGACCTACGTCGACCGCAACGGCGAGAAGGACTCGGGCTCAGTTCACCCGACGATGGACGGACGATGAGCGACGACGTC